AAATGACCAAGGGGGAATTTGCGGCGAATCCGCAAATAAAACTACGTATTGGGCATTCCCTATAGCGTTCACAAATAAATGTTTCACTATGCATGCAGCATCAATGATCGAGCAATATAAGACTAATGCGTGGGTAAAAGCAGCAAATAAAACTCAATTCATATCTGGACTGGATAATGACTATAACGGCTTTTACACATCTAACGCTATGACATATGTAGCAATTGGGTATTAAATGCCTATAGCGACATACTCCATGATACAGGACTGCACTCCACCGCCTACTTCATATGCTGTGTATTCAAAACTTGTCTTAGTAAGAGAGGAGTGAATAACATTAGCGATTACTGGTGATTCCGTTTTGCTTTCTTTTATTCTAAAAAGCGGAATTACAATGGCTGGTACACCTTTAAAAGATATGCCATACGACACTTTACCAGTTCTATCATTTGTAGTCATATCTCGCCACCCTTTGCTATCGGCATTAAATCCCCCTTGGTTAAACTCCTATAGCAATATAGGAAATTTTAACCTTTTGTGCCGCAGAATGTAATTCTACATGGTTAAGTTTGAAATCGGTATTAGTTACTTCTCTCTGTAGCACTCTTGGGAATGTTACTAAATAGCTATCTTCATAATGTAATGATGTAGGATTGATATATAAAGGTATGTTTTTAAATGCAATTGGATATGTAAATGTTTTTAATTTATTAGTGGCGTTTACATCATAATACTCGTTTTCCATTCCCCCTTGGTCATTTAAGCATTTCAATGGCCTTGCGTAATTGTCTAAGTGATTTATGTGTATATACTCCATCGGTCACATTAGATGATGCATGGCCTAATAATAATCGTTTTGCATTATAGTTAGCACCTACATCATCTAATCTAGTAGCGAATGAATGACGGCAATCATGTGGAGTGTGTTGGGAATTAATGGCATTCATTGTGGATTTAAAAGTATGAGAAAGGGAAACATAATTCCGTTCCTCTATGATCCATTTATTAGATAGTCGATGTTCAATAAATGGCCATATGCGATGATGGATGGGAATGATGCGGATTCCTGCTTTAGTTTTGCTTGATGTAACTTTTAAATAGCGTTGTTTTCGATTAATATCTGTACTTTTAAGATTAATTAATTCACTGGCACGCATTCCAGTGTATAAGAGCATTAAAGGCAATTCCGCATTGATACTCCATAAGCGGTTAATTTGATTAGTGGTAAACACCTTGCGTGGGCGTTTAGGGATATTGTGACCAATATTCAAATATTGACTGTATGACTTTGAGCACCAGTCATTAATAATTGCAAATGAATATAATTGATTGAGTAAAGAGCGAACTTTCTTACACGAGGAATAAGAAAGTCCGCTCTTTAGCATATTAGATATTATACTTTGCAACTCCATATATGTGATTTCGTTGATGGGGCGGTGAGATAGTGATGATACATGATGGTATGCACATTCATATCCTTTCGTGGTGTGTAATGAGACATTTAATGAATGTAACTCTAACCATGAATGATATACATCGTTTAACGTATGAGCATTGTTTAATGCCTCCTTAGCCTCATTATAAGAGGAATAATAACCAACAACTTTATACGCAACATAGGGGCGTTCATGGGCCCCTTTTAATTTCTCAATTAATTTCATTTCTACCTCCAAGAAAGGATAAAAGTATGAACTATGTATTTGTATTAAATGAGCATGGTGTTCGCCAAACTTCCTACGTTGTAGGTGTTCATGCGGATACTCTTGAAGAAACAGAACAATTAGCCAAACAAACATATCCAACAAGTACTATTTTAAGCGGTGATAGTGAAATGCAATCACAATTCATCAGTGGTAAAGCCTATGTAAATGGTGAATTTGTAGAGCCGCCAATAGTTGAATACATTCCAACAAAAGAAGAAAAGATCAATGCTATTAAAGCTGAATATGAACCAAGATTTAAAACACTGGAAGAGGCTCAACGCCGCTTGCTACTTATGGGGAAACCTACTAATGCAATTAGTGCGCAATATATCAAATTGAATAATGAAATGGTAGCACGAATCAAGGAGGTGCAATAATATGCCTAAATATGTTGGAGAAAGCAAAGTTCCTGTAATGGAATTTTGTGAGTACTGTTGGGAAGTACTTAACGAAGACGGCACTTGCCCAACTGATGGCTGTGTTCATAACGATTTAATGGACGAGGAGCACAAAGATGAAACTACCGGTTCTACACAACCTTGATGCAATCAAAGGGGAAGTGATTTCTCTAAATATTGGATATAACAACCTTGTTGAAGAGACAAATCTCTTTGCTTGTGTTCGTCAGTATCCATACGACAAAGAATATAAAGTGAAGTTTAGTATCGACGTCTCTACTGATGCTTTGAAAGATGATGAAGCTTGCAAAATCACTCTTTCACTTGATACAAACACTTTAGAAGCCGGTAAATACCAATGGGATTTGTTCTTATGGAGCGGCGACCGTCCTATTAAATGTCTTGTTAAAGGGCAAGTTAATATAATTGAAGGTATCAGTAATAGGGGGAAATGATATGAGCGAAGAAAACGTATATTTAAAACCTTCTCCTATTGATAGCCTCCACATCAAAAACGGTGATGAAAATATTAAAGTCAAAAACAATATGCAAATTGTTAAGTTGCAAGGCCCAAAAGGGGACCCAGGACCGCAAGGCCCTCCTGGCCTCCAGGGCCACAAGGTGAACCAGGTCGAAATGGCGTTGACGGAATAAACGGTGAGCAAGGGTTACAGGGTATTCAAGGCCCTCCAGGTATTCAAGGTCCTCCTGGCCCCCCTGGCACTAAAGGTGAAGCTGGTCCTCCTGGTCCGAAAGGTGACGATGGCCCTCAAGGTCCTCAAGGTGAAGACGGTAAGCCGTTTACTTATGATATGTTTACAGAAGCACAACTCGAAGGTCTTAAAGGCCCGGCCGGTCCTAAAGGAGATCCTGGTGAAGCTGGTCCTCGTGGTGCAGATGGTGTTATTGGTCCAACCGGTCCTCGTGGTGAGAACGGTATTCCGGGACCTAAAGGCAATGACGGTAAACCATTTACATACGATATGTTTACGCCGGAACAATTAAATGCACTTAAAGGCCCTCAAGGTCCCGCCGGTCCTCCTGGCCCAGCCGGTCAACCGGCAGATACGTCTCAATTCGTTATTAAGACCGACTTCCAGTTAATTATCGACGAATTAAAGAAAATTAGTGGAGGTATTTAATTATGCCTGAACAACATGTCGAATCAGTATTAAACGAACTAAAAAAATTCGAGACTCTCATTTCAAACAT